ATATTTTTTTACTTTCTACTTAATCTTCTTTGTTCTGCTTTTGCTTTTTCATCATTTAAATGTTTGATTAGCATTTCAATATATATTTCACGCTCAAAGGGTAATTGATTTTCAAGCTCGGTCAGTGAATACTTATGATATTGCATTAATGCGAAATTAGTTTTGTAAAAATTAACTAATGACTCATGACTGAGCATTACGAAAAAAAATTGGCTAAACCCTCTATCTTTCTAACTTGTTCTTTATTACATACAGGACAGTTCCATTTTATTTCTTTAGTCAATTTAGGCATTGTATTAAAAAAGTTTACCAATTTTTTAAATTGTTCAGATGTAAGATTTTCAACAAATTTTAATACTTCTTCTTTTGTTTGATCTTTAGTATAAAATATTTGTTGTCCATCGTATATGTATTCTATAGATTGTGCTACTATATCAAAGTAATTATTTGTTTCAGTTTCTTTTTCTTTACCTTTAACTGTTCTTGTTTTCATATCTTTTAATGTTAGTAATAAGTCAAGTGATGGATATTTCATCATCACACCAACATCTTCAAATAAAGGTATTTTATTTTCGTGTCCTTCTGGTGTAAAAACTTCTACATCAGCTATATTTACAATAATAACTTTTTTACTCTCTTCTTTTTTTTGACACTCTTCATTATCACATCTTCCAATCAATTCAACAGTTTCACCAACTGCCTTTGCTCTTATTTGACAAAAAATATATTCAATATCAAATAAAGAAAGTTTAGATGCATCTATACCAATAACACATTCTTTAATAACTTCTTTTAATGTATTCACCATTACCTTTTCATCTTCAGATTGAAAAGCGATTAGTAATGCTTTTTCTTGCTTTACTAAAAATGGTCTAAATTTATACTCTTGTTTTGTAGAGGGTACACGTAAAGTATAAATCGGTGTATTACTCATAGGCAAAGCCATACTATTATTCTCCTTCAGTTTCTTTATAATTTTTAATTATCTTATTCAATTCATTTGTAGATCCTACGAATACATTATTGTTCGTCACTGTATTCTTTTTCTCTATAGAACTTACAGATGCTGTTTGTTTATGTAAATCTAATAGTTGTTGATTCACATCTGCTAACTGTTTAATCATATTTCCAACAACTTCAAATGCTCTTGGATGTTCTGATTGTTTTGCTATTTCAAGAGAGTGAACTAATGCTTCTTCACCTTTAACTAAAAGATTATGAAGATTGGCTCGAGTTGTATTGAAATCATTTACAATATCACTCTTTGTTTTATCTTCTTCTCTCGAATCTTTTTTAACTACAATTAATTCAGGCTCAATTGTAGGAATCTTTTCTATATTTAATTTATCACTTAATGTATCATCTATTTTAGACATTATAAAATCCTTAAATTGCTCTAAACGATTGTCCTATCATTCCACTTAATGTTTGTTGTGAAAACTTAACACCAGCATTTAATATATCTGGTGGTGCACTATTATATTGTGGTGCAAATTGATTGTTTCGATTATTACCAATTGAATTTGAAAGATCAGTAAAAGAATTTTGAAATCCAGAAAAATCACTAAAATAATTTGCAGCAACTGGTAATGAATTTACAATCACACCTACAGGATCAGTTAATACTTGATTTCCTATCTCTTGTGCTCCTTCTAATATTCTTTGAATCCATCCTTTTTGTGCTGGAGGAGGTGGAGCAAATAATTCTGTTGTAAAATACTTATATGCAAAGGTCACTGAAACTTTTGCTGGTTCATTTGAAGCTTGTCCTAATTGAATTGATTGAACTGTTTTTGGATATGCTTGATGTAGCTTTGTTAAATATCTTGTATTGTTTGCAACATCATTCACAAATAATGTAATTGTACTAATGTAATTATCGTAAAACTGTATTGTTCGATCAGTTGTATTTTGAATTGAATCTTGCCAAGCTTCAAAGAATGCTTTCACTTTAAAAGCAGTGTCAACATAATATACAGCTGTGACTGGATCAAATACTTTCTCATAAGGCATTTCTCTTGTTTCACCAAAGGTTCTTACTGGCACTGTTGATAAATTAACTCCAGGAATATTAATTGACTCACAATACAAATAAAGTTTTCTATAAAAATCTGCTGATGCGAATGCTGGATTTGTTCTTATAGTTTTAGGTGGTTCTACTGTGCAACCAAAACGATTGGTTCTAGAAATTCCATCTTTTTTAACTTCTGCTATAAATCTTTTTATATCTTGTGGCGATGTAGGTGGTTCAGAACGTCCTAATCCAAATATATCTAAAATTGACATTAAATTTTTCCTATACTATCAGCCCAAACATTTGATTTATTATCTGTAAATCTTTCTACTGGAAGCATCATTACAGTAAACCAATTTTCAGGTGATACTTTAATTATTGATGATTGTACATAATCAAACAAATATTTTTTAACACAAGGCATAGCTAAACGAAATTTACTTGCTGATCGTATTGTGTTCCAACTATAACGAATACGAGTAGTCTCGTTATATTTTCTATTTGTTGCAAACTCTAATAATCTATCTAACAATCTTATTCTTAATTGATAAGGTAGATAATGCATATTTAATCCTATAAACCCATCTGGTGTTGCGTCAAAAGGAAACACCAAAGGGAATTGATCGTAATAAGGTAGCTTGTCTTTTGTTTTTGCATCATAAAAATACATATATAAATTTCCTGGAATAATAGTTGATGCAATACGATTATTCCCATCAGGTCTTATTAATGTTGTTGGTACAATTCTAGAAGTTCTTAATTTATTCGCTTCTTTTTGAAACCAATTTAATGACTTTGTTAATATAGATTTATCTTGTCTATATTTGTCATATATATCTTGTGCTGATTGTCTTGGTCTTGCCATACATCTATTTATTTAATATATTGTAAACCTAAATCTTTTTCTGTTAAAATAATGAAACTTTGAGCCCTATTTGCTGCGTATTCACTTGCAGCTTTCCATTTAGCTGTATTTACTATAAAAGTCTCACATTCCTTTAAATATCTCCTTGATTGTTTTCCTGGATATACTGGTGTTTGTGTCTGAGAATATGGTTTGATTTCAACTAAATAAGTCTTAAGAGTAGATGTTTGTTTATCTTTTACAGTTATAGTAAAGTCAACAAAATATCTATGAATTCGATTATCTAATGGTGAACGATAAGGAACAATAACTTCTTCACTCTTCCAAGAAACGACTGAAGGGTTTTTATCGCACCAAAGAGCGAATTTTGTTTCCCAAGATGAACGAAGATAAATCTGTGTATGATCTCCTGCGTATTTCTCTGGATGTATTGGTTTGTATCTTCTTGTGTGAAACATAGTAATAAATAAAAAGGTCAATTCTATTTATATGGCAATTTCAAATACAACTCCTTCAGCTAACTTCGGCGACTATGGAGATCATTTATACAAAACAAAACAGTATATGTATCCTAACGATCTACTCTCAGTAGATCCTTCAAAGAATGAATATGGTAATCAGTACATGATGATTTATATTAACATCACAGCAGATTCAGTATTCACAAGAAGCGATGACAGAGGTGGTGCTATACCAAATGTCACATCAAGAGTAGGAAAAGAATTATCAGGATTAAAAAATTTAGGTAATAAAGGTTTGGGAAGTATTATTACAACAGGAGTTGGAACATTAGGTGCATTAGGTGTAGGTATCACTTCTGGATTGACAGGAGTTGGTGGAATTGGTGCTGGATTACTTGCTTTAGGCGGTACAGCTTTTGTAGCCTCTGACACTATCGCTGGTTCATTTGGTAAACCAAGAAAAAGATTACAAACTGCAATCGCATTACATATACCAAATAACATAGCAATAAATTATGGTGTGACATATGGTGAAGCATCAGCTGATGTAGCGGAACTGGCTGGTAGAGGTTTAAATAAAGTTATTGGTGCAAAATCAGATTTAACAAAATCAGGAGAAGTTGATGCTAAAGGATTAGATTTAGCTTTAGCAGGTGGTTTAAAAGCAATAGGAGGTACTGACACTGGTAAAGTTGTTGGAAAATTAGCAGGTCTAGCTTTCAACCCTAAGAAAGAACAAATATTTGAAGGAGTACCTTTTAGATCATTTACTTATAATTATGAATTTTATCCAC